TATAAAAAGATAAGCTCCGAGAGTGCATGCGACCGCACCCCCAGAGCTGTATCAAAACCTAAATCAAAAGTATGTCTTACAGTAATATGTCGCATGAGACAAATATATTAATAGAATTGTCATGAAAGATACACATGTGCAAAACTATTTTGGCTGTTGAAAACGTAGCACAGTGATGTATATCCAAAAAGGCAGCCATACAAATCCTGTAAAGATAACACCCATGTAAGCATACCAATGGAAGTTAGATAGGTGTCTCTGATGTCTGTAAATGTTTAGGCAAAGGATGCCAGTGTGCAGTAGGAAACCTACTAAGTAGATAATTAAGATAGTCATAGTTTTTTACGTTTAGCTCTTCGCTTTTTTATTTGTATTGGTATTTGCTCAAGAGTAATCAATGCTTGAGCCTGTTCTAATTTATTTAGCTCCTCTTCTAATTGCTTACCTACATCATCTACGTATTTCTTAGCGCATGGCCCGCAGCTCGTACCTGGATAATCTAAGTTAGTGTACTTCTTTCTAATCTCACCTATCACTTTCATATCTTGGTTCGTTACCCTGTTGTTGAGCTTCAGAGTTTTGATGAAGGCCAGCATATTCTCAATTACTAATCTATCATCTAAGATAGGCCATTTCTTTGCAGGGCAATCTTTGACAGCATACATTGCTAAGTGATCTATAGGGCAGCCGCATGGCTTGAATAGATGCCCATTAAGCTGAGTTGGTTTAGCGAATGGATTAATGGCATTGGTAGGAGGCCCACACGTTTTATAGCGAGTGTTAAACACTTCGCAGTTATTGCAGATTTCAATCCTCGCAGCGTAGTTTTCTTTAGTCATATTTGTAACGAATTTCTAAGTGTTACTTTAGCTTTCTTAATTGTCCGGTAAAGATAGTTCAAAGGTATGCCAGTTTCTTGAGCTAACTCTTGGTAGCTGAAATCATCTAAGGCATAGAGAAAGAATAACTCCCTCTCAAAGTATGGCAGCCTGCTAATAAAGATATCTAACTGCTCATTCTCAAGTCTCATTCCTACACTTTTGTTTACATCATCAATGATATCATTCTTTAGATCACTTCGTATCTTCTCAAATTTTAAACGAGTGTAGTTAAATGAGCTATTACTGCACCTTGCAGATAATCTAATAGCGTTGCTAACGTAATTGTTAAGCTTACCTCGGTTATGAATATCCTGCAATTTATCTATATCACTTTCTAATATCTTAAGTAGCGTGTCATGGAGCAGCTCATCAGCTAAATCTAACCGGGTAACAGTTGCTGCTACTCTGCGCCATTCGGGATAGCATCTATTAATTTCAGATGTGTAAGTACTCATCTATAATTAATTTAGCCTCATCAAAGCCTTTACAAATAGCGCAGAAATATCCCCTCTCAGTTAGCTTCTTATGCCATTCCTTTTGGTGCAAGCTTACTACACCTCCCTTCTCACGTTTCATTTCAATAGCTAAGCCATGGAAAGCATCACGAGGCTCATAGATAAAGAGATCAGGGAATCCTTTTACATAGCCAGTGCGCTTCATCATGATGGCCTGTTTCATAGAAGTTCTTACCCCTCCTGCAGATGCACAGTAAAGAGTGCCTGGATACTGAGCATTAACATAGTTAATAACAGCCTCTTGGATTAGGGCCTCTTCGTTCTTCATGTGCTCAAAATTAGACTATTAACTTATCTCGTTTCAACATCTTATTCACATACTTATGCACATAGTATTAAGTGTGATATATTTGACTATCCATTTCAGCCTTTTGGTTTAGGCTTATATTGATTATTTGATTATCTGAGATAGCCTTGCAAACGTGCAGGGCTATTTTAGTTTATACCCTTTTGCGTATAATTTGAGGATATTAGCGGATATTATACGTTATCGGGTATAGTTTTGTAGATTATTTTCTACAATAAGCCTTATTCTGTAGATTATTTTCTACTATAGCTGTCGCAAAATTCTACTATACTTGCGACAAAGATGTTATTAATAGCATCTAATCCATATTAAAGTATGCAATATCCCTCATAACACACTTTTAAGTATGATAAAGTGTGCTAAATCACACTTTAAGCGAGTTATGAAGGAATCGAATTCGAGCCCTTTAAATAAATGCGTACTTAGTATAGTTCCTATTCAGCTCAAAGTAAGCTCTCATCATTATAGCATCAGCTATATCGGGAGAGATTCCTCCTGTGCGCTGGCTAATTGTGTCCTTAGATGTAACTCTTAGCTTACCTTCTTTATCAGGATCTACTCTTCTAATTAGCTCCAGCTCTTTGCAGATGTCCTCTTGCCATTTAATAGGAAAGGTAATTTCATTCTTATCTATCAGCTCCCCCAACCTAAAGTAACAGTCTGCTTTTAGATTCATGTACTGAGTTCCTCTCACAGCTTTACTACCATTCATAAATTCCCTGCATCTAAGACTATCTACCAAGCCACCGCCTACACCATCAGCATCGGCAAGCACATTAGATAGCCTAACACTATACTGATTCATTAATCTTTGTATCTCTGCCTTAACTTCATCTTGGCGCTTCTGCCTAAGCACTACTATATCAATACAGCTTAGACCTTTCCATACACAAAGCACAGTTCTATCCTTTCCAAGCCGAGCTATATCTGCAGTGATATATCCCTCTCCCACATTCATTGGCTCTCTAAAGCAGCGCATAAGCTCATCGTATAGGTAGAGTCTATCACTGCTATTATCAAATTCCCAATCTCCCTCAAGCAAACGCTTACGGTCTGCTTCGGGTAATCGGCTAAGGCTTGTTACGTAGGCATCGGGTAAGTGTATATTATCACCTGGCAAAGCCTGCACAAATGCAAGATGCTCAGGCAGATTCTGATTCTTGTAGGGTAGGTAGAATTGGTTATAGATCCATCCCTTTGAAGGATTGCAAGTTAAAAGAATCTTAGGCTTTAAACCAAACTCATTTAGCTTATACCTAATACGTGAGCACACTACGCTATAAGCCTTCTCACTAATCTCAGTAGCTTCATCTAAAAATACATCTGTGAGCTCTAATCCCCCAAGGTCCTGGTAATGTGGATCTGAGGGGTAAAATTGTAAATCGGCTAAGATTATTTCTGAGCCATTGCTGAACTTAATAATATGGCTCTGCTGATTATAGCTGAAATCTTCTCCTGCTCTAAGACCTATATCATTAGCTACCTGAAAAAATGTATTCATGGTAGTCTTTTTAAGCGTGTCTAGCTTAGCTCTACCTATGAGTGAGCGTGTACCTGGATACTTTAATCGTCTAAGAATCTGCCACATGCAGCCAAGCATTGTCTTTCCACCGCCTGCTGCTCCTCCATACAGGATAGTCTCTACATTTGAATCTGCTGATAAGAATTTAAGTGCCTCTGATTGCCTCGTTAGTGGTTTAAAATTGTAGTTTATTTGTCTCTCCATTGCACAAAAGTAGGCACAATGACATGAGAATCTATAGGAGTACGTACTCTTTCTAAATCTAACTGCAGCAGATAAGCTCCTAATGGTTTGGGAGGTCTCATTCTTTCCACGTGAAAGCCCATGTAACCTTCATCATACTCTTCTTTATAAGATGCTGTACGAATGTGATGCACATATCTCATATTGATTCTATAGCTATTGCCAGGGCTGTAGCTTAACTCTTCTACCATGTCGGCATGATGGTAAAGCTCGTGCACGTGCCCTGTCCAAATGCAATCCGCTCCATCTATCATTACACCCATTCTGTTATTCTGAATAACTCCCTTAGTAACCACTCCTCCTCCTCCTGATCCATGGTAGTATTTAGTTTTAAAAACAAAATGGCTGCTCTTTCCTTTAGCTACTCTATGTATCCACCATCCACCATAGCCACCTACTAATACATTGGTGCCAGCTTCTCGGTTAAGGCCACTAACAAAGCGCTCTATTAAATCAGTTTCACAGTTCTTTATTATAGCAGTCTCATGGTTACCATATCCAACGAACACCATTAAATGAGCGTATGGCTTAAACCAATCTATTGCAGTGTTGACTAATGCATCTAAGTAATTAGCTACATTGTGCTCCGGTAAGATGTCCTGCTTACTGCGCCTTGGATCATACTTTCCCTGCATACAGCAGAACAAATCTCCATTAACAGCAAAGTAGATGTTTTCTGCTAAGCATTTATCTAAGTGAGCTTTGAGTAGCTTTCTATCGCAATGGGGGTTATCCCAGTGTAAATCGGACATCATTAAAAACTTATCTCCACTCTTACAAGTAGTGATTATGACATTTCTACCCTCGCGAGATGATGTAATCATTTGTGATTATGTTAGATTTTAACTCCTGAAAATTCTTTTTGAATTGGTTATAAGGTACGTCTATTACTATTGCATTATCAATGCCTTGCATAAGAGCTAGAGTGCGCTCACCTACGTAGTATGTACCATCCTTTCTAAACTCTACTTCTGCTTGAATGCCTACGCACTTCCGAGCATCAAACATAAAAGGAATGTCCTCAGCGTATGTAGACTCAAGGCCTATATCTTCACTGTAATTCCACTGTATAATTGTGCAGCTGCACAGCTCCGGTAACAGCTTGGCATTTAAATCTATTGGCTCCTTCTTTCTTTTAAATAGATTCATAAGTAAAGGTTAATAAAAAAGCCCAGCGTAGTGCTGAGCTTCTTAAGTTAGTTACTAACACCTATTTGTTAGTGGAAGAAATGCTTATTCTATTTTTATCATTGCCCAAGATATAGGAAATTGATGATGTATCCTTTCATCTATGTAGCACTCCCAATAACCATCAGATAACTGTAATTTTTCACATTCAATAATATGATCATCAGCTGTAATAGGGTGAATAAATTTATACCTTTTCATAATCTTTCTCCTGTTAATATGTAGTGTAACTCGCTCAGTTCATTTGTTGACTTAATATTTTCCAATAGAATAAATCCGTATTTGACTTTTACAATGGCCCTTTTAACAATACCTAAGTCATAGCCTAAATTCTTATCCTTCATAAAATATATTCTTGTACCTGTACTTTTAAAACCATGGTCTAAAAGCCATTCACGAGTTATTACATCAGTCATAACTTCCCCTCCCGAATCTCTATCTTAAATAGCTCTTTGAGTATCTCTATCTCATGGTCTTTCCAGTTGCTTATGCCGTTTTCTCTAAGGCAGTAATTAGACTGCTCAATGCCTAACTTAAAGGCTATGTATTCCTGCTTATATCCGTAGAATAATCTATAGCACTTAATTGATTTGTGAAATGGTATCATGATTTCTCTTTGTTAATTTGTTTAATAATGTCTATGTAAATTAATCTGCTTAGCTCAATCTTTTGCAAGCCATCGAATTCAGCTTGTGCAGATTCTCCTAAGAT